GTTGACTACAAGGTCGAGGAGCAGTTCTCTGAGTATAAGAACAATGCTCTTGTCTTTGGTCGCAGCAATCGTAACCGCAATGGCGAGTATACCAATATTGGTCGCAGTGGCGGTGTCATCAAGACTGGTGCTGGTCTGTTTGAGCAGATGGAAGTTGCCAATACGATGTACTACAACGACTTCTCGCTGCGCCTTATTGAGGAGGCCCTGTATCAGCTCAGTGCTGCTAAGCTGAACTTCAATGAGCGTAAGTTTGTCCTTCGCACTGGTGAGCGTGGTGCTGCCCAGTTCCACAAAGCAGTAAAGGAAGATGTCAGCGGCTGGATGCCCTTTGAGCTTGACGGCACCAATGTCGGCGTTGTGCAGAAGACCAACTCTCCGCTGCATCAGACCTCGTTGGCAGCAGGCTACCAGTTCACTGAGTGGCGTGCACCTAACGGTCTTGTGCTGAGTGTTGAGGTTGATCCCTTCTACGACGATCCCGTACGCAACAAGATGCCTCATGACCTTGGTGGTCCCGCAATGAGTTACCGCTATGACATCATGGACATTGGTTCTATGGATCAGCCCAACATCCAGATCTGTGAGATTAGCGGTAAGCCCGAATACCGTGGCTATGAGGCTGGTATGCGCAACCCGTTCCTCGGCACCTCGTATAACCCCTACATGAGCTATGATGAGGACAGTGCCGTTATCCACAAGATGGCACAGCTGGGTATCTTGATCTTTGATCCTACCCGCACCATGAGCATCGTACCCAATGTCCTCGCAGCATAAACTGTTGTTATTTAAGTTTTAGATGATTTCATAAGAACCGCTGTGGCCCTCCGTTGGGGGTGTGATAACCACTAGCTGAGGGCCTTGATGCGGGAAGGAGAACAAAGAATGGAGAAAGAACAGAACGAATTGAAAAACTGTCTGCGCAATGAGCGCATCACAATCAGGCACATTCCTAAGCAGACTGGGCTTGTTGATAACCCTAAACATGTCCTCTATGGTGGACTTGGTGAGGGAGCCACAAGAACCTTCTGTGTGCCTAAACTGAAGAGTGGCGTGTACGTCAATGTGCTGACCAAAGACGAGAAAGACTATCTCGAGCATATCATGGGTATGGAGTACAATGCACTTAGCGTGTACAACAAACCTGCGAATAACTTCTGGTCAGATGCTAATGTAAACGGAATCAGTAACATTGTATTGGGCAAGGACGATACCTATCTGGACTTGAGCAATCCCAATGACTACATCCGTTATAAGATCGCATTGGCTAACAAGGACTTTATTGCTCCTGACATTGAGACCCTGCAAGAGCGTCCTAAAGCCACTTATCAGTTTGTGATACTGAGAGCAGATGATGAGACACGTAACGCACAGCAACAGATGAGCAATACGATGATGAGCTATAAGGAGTTTGGTAAGATCGAGCACGACAAGGACGCTATGCGCTTTGTCATTCTCTCCATCACCGGAGACGAGCTCGCATTCAACACCTCCGAGGCTTATCTTCAGACTAAAATCAACGAGCTCATTCAGGCTGACCCCAAACTCTTCCTTAAAGTCATCAAGGATGAGTTGTTCTCAACCAAGTTGCTGTTGCGCCAGTGTGTCACCTCTGGCCTCGTAGCAAAGCGCGGAGACTTTTATTATAACAAAGCTGATAACAGCCCCTTGTGCAAAGACGGTGAGAATCCTACCCTTACCAACGCTGCCCGTTATCTGATGGGCCCGCGTCAACAGGAGCTGCTGTTCAGCTTACAGAAACAGGTACAGGAATCCAAGAAAGAGCAATAAACTATGACTACACAAGAGTTCTCTACACAGTTTGACGTTTTGTACAACAACATCACATCCTCGCAGGCCCCTGGTCTTGACGAGTATGAGAAGAGTGTGTTCCTTACTAAGGCCCAGCTTGAGGTGGTCAAGAACCATCTTAACCAGCAGGGCAACAAGTACAAGGAAGGCATTGATGGTAGTCCTAAGCGTCAAGTGGAGTTCTCTGCGCTGGTCAAAGACCTTACGCTCACTAACTTCACGACAGACGGTGTTCATTGCATCAATGCCTTGCGTTGGTCTCCCACATCTGGCGGCACCACTCCAGGCGGTGTCACTCCGAGTAATCCAGGCTCACTGAATGCCTCTTCTGGCTCCAGTGAATCATTTGACTATGATGACATCCTGGCTATCCTCAACGAGAATGTGAAGATTACACGTGGTAACCGTTCTGCACCTTCTTATCTTGTTGTTATCCCCCTGTCCTCGCAGGAATATGATACTCTGATGTCGCGTCCCTTTAAACGCCCCCCTCGTTCACAGGCGTGGAGAATGTTCGTTGATGGCGTTCCAGAGCTGATTATCGGTCTTGGTGATAGTATCGTTGGCTATAACATCCGCTATGTCGGTATGCCAAAGCCGATTATCCTCACCGCTATCGGAACTATGTCTGGTTCGACATTCTCTGGTCTTAAGATCGATGGGCACTATGAACAAACAGAGTGTGAGCTTCCTGTCGTATTGCATGAGGAGGTTCTTCAGCGTGCCGTTGAACTCGCCAAGGCGTTCTACGTAGGCGATGCCAACCAGACGCAGTTAGTCACTACAATGGGAGAAAGGAGTGAATGATGACTGTAGATGAGATGAGCTACGAGTTTGATGTTCTCGCTTCCAGTTACCTGCATGAGCATGGTTTCGGGAAGAGTGACAGCACTATGCTCGCATTCAATGAGTACGAGAAGAGTGTCTACCTCACACGTGAGCAGGAGAACCTCGTGCTTGCCCTCTACTCAGACAGCAGCAGCATCGGTAGCTTTGAACGCACTGAACAGCTACGTCGTGACCTGGACAACCTGTTGGATGAACGCGTGCTTGATGCGTGGAATGAAGATAAGACCCACATCACTAACGGCACACAGTTCTTCCGTTTAGCAGACTTAACCGATGGAGGCAGTTACAGTAACCTTAACCTGTGGTTTATCGTGTACGAAGCTGCACGTTACAGCACTGATGGCTGGGACAATACTGACTGCCCTATCGATGAGTCTGATTTCCCTGTTGAAGTTGTTCCCATTACCTACGATACGTTTCATCGTATCAAGGGTAATCCCTTCCGTGGCCCTAACCGCCGCCGTGCCCTACGCCTTGACAATGGTAAAGACGTGAGCAACTATGTGGAGATCCTGTCGAAGTACCCTCTCGGAAAGTACTACGTCAAATACATCCGCCGACCCAGGCCAATCATACTGACTGATTTAGGTGACGGACTTACTATCAACGGTGAGTCAACGAAGAGTTCCTGCGAGCTTCATGATTCGTTGCATCGTCTCATTCTTGACGGTGCCGTAAGAATGGCTATCAGCAGTCGTGTGGGTCCTGTTAAGGAGGAAAAGAATTAATCAACATTTGTTAAACAAAACACATTACGATTATGTATTCAGTTAATCAAGTAAATCAATTCTACTGCGTTACCGCTTCGACGCTTGTTGGTGATCAAAGTTACAGTAAGCTCACAAGCGCTAGTAATACTGGTGCTGTAGTACAATGCAAATCAGCAGACGGTTCGTTCCAGTACTTCCAGTACAAGAGTCCCGGCGGCATTATCGCCACAGACCGCATCAAGAAGGGTAAGGTAAAGTGGGTTACCTACACCCCCGCCGAGGCCATGCGCAAACCCCTGCGCACCTGGACCATCGCTATGAATGCCAATGACCCTGCAACTGAAGGTACCCCTGTTGTAGGCCAGCACTACATCATCAACTTCGCTTTCCGTAACTACTTCGGCATGAGTGATGAGGACACCTACGAGAAGTTCACCGCTGCCATCGCTTTTGGCTCAGCTAGTGACCTTATCGCTAACCTCGCCGTAACTTTGGCTAAGAATTTCTCTCGTGAGATTGACATGCCTTTCACCATTAGTGTGAAGACCAAAGCAGGCAGCAGTGCAGCTACCTACACTGCTGTAACTCCCAACACTAAGGTTTCTGACCTGAGCGACAGTGACACCAGTCTTGTTGCTTCAGAGATTCTGCTCACTGAGTTTGTTCAGCCTTATGAGCGTGGTCGCATGAAGCTGACCCGCCCTGACTTCACTGTACGTTTCTCCCCCATCGTTGTAAGCGGTGTCGAGGACCGTGTATGGGCAACCTGTACTGAAGGTGTCGTTAGTGGCGAATACATCAAGAACGGCTACGAGACAGCTGACCTTGAGTGGTTCTGCATGGGTGAGCGCGGTGACCAGTACCGTGGTAAGGACTGGCCCCTGAGCATCACCACTCCTGAGGCCCTGCTCGTCAGCCCCACTGGTGAGTACGACTATGTCGTTATCCACTTCTGGGATGACATCGATAATGAAGGCCCGCAGAAGTCTGAACGTGATATGACCATCGTTGCATCGAAGGACAACCGTTCAGCTGCAAAGCTGGCTGACCTTGCTGCATCTGTTGCAGGTGCTGCTGGTTTGGACTACTACACTGTTGTCACTGAGTCAAGTGGTAAGTATGTTCCCGTAGCAACTGCCGCAGGTCTTGAGGCACGTGTTGCTGGTCTTGAGGAAGCAGCTGAGGGCGATTAATCCAGGCATTTCTTCTAACCGAAATCGTCTCGTTTATCACGGAG